CCGCTAGTGCCCAAAACACCAATCGGCTGATTGCCGTTAGGTGATGCAGCGCCGGTGCCGGAAATGGCCGCAAGATCAATTGCGGTTGCCAGGACGCTTGCAAGATCATTGCGCACCAGCTGCTCGACGCTTGGGACTGCGTTCAATATCATTCTGCGGCTGTACTCGACTTCAGCGCCTACCGTCTTCGGACCCAGTTCAACGGTGTCAAAGGTTGGCGTTGATTCGGTCAATGCGCCGTGTTCGGCCACCCAATACCCGGTAGCTGATGCCGTAAGCCGTGGAATATCTTGATTTCCGACAAGTCCACTCAGCACGGTTGCACCCAGGGACGAAACCTGAAGCCTTGCCCGCAACACGTCAATGAACAAATCTGCCCGATGTTGTTCCGGAATCAAGTGTGCACCGCTGCCACTGGTCAGAATATCTCGGCGTTCCATAAAGACCTCGTGCGGTACCAGGATCCCTTGCGGTGTTTTGCCAGACCGCCTCGCCAGTTCCATAGAGACTTCATGCTCCCGGGCGGCATCCACGGAGCCCGGTTCCAGCCGTGCGGCAATGGCCCGGGTAATCTGGAAATCACGGCAAGCCTGATCAAAGGTGCCGTCATTGCCGCGTCTTGGCTGATTCGGATCAACCTGCATAGAACGTTCGGCGTCGGAAATTATTTCAGCCCGTTCCAGTTGTCCCTCCAGGGACTTCAGTTGACCACGATACTTATCAAATTCCGTTGACTCATCGCCGGTTAAATCGCGTTCTTCTGTTTCGGCCAACTGCGTGATTGTTCTCATTGATTCAACAATCCCGCTGCGGCGTTCTCGTAGTGCTTGGATATTCATTTCTTACCTCCTTGTCGGAGTGGGGCCTGTCTCCCGACAGTCCCGACTCCTGCCGCTGTCTCTCGACAGTAGCGAAAACCCCGCTTGAAACGGGAACCTAAAAATCATGCTGCCTCCGCATTGCCCTAAATTCCCTAGCGCCCTGCCCGGAGAAGGAGGGCGCTGACCCTATGCTGACAATGCGGGTTTGTAGCACGACTCGGCAGCGGAACCGTGTCAATTGCATAGGGCCTGGAAGTCAATGTTTGGTGTTTACTCGTCAACCGCATACTTCTTAATTGCGTCCTGTTCCTGTGTGGTGTGTGAGATCATGAGATGTACCGTTCCGTTACCATCGATTACTCGATAGAAATCATTAACGATAGGATCAAGTGTTGCGTATTTTTTTTCATCGCCGCGCTGCGTCAACAGGATGGGTTTAACCAGGTCCGCTTTATAAAGGAAAATCTTTCCCAAATAGTCAACGAACTGGAAAACGTCCACCCTCCACTTGTCATCATCATCCTTCCGACAAACAATGTGAGCATCCCGTGTCGGAATCTTTCCGATCAGATGATCATGTTCCGATGGTGTAAATGGAATTGCGCTGACCATGATGCGAAGCTCGTTAAGGGTTTTTGCTCCGTGCACTATGACAGTGTCGTCAGGGTCTAAATAAGTTTCATGGCTCATTCGCAGTTCCTGTTGATGGGTGTATTGTCATGTCGGAATTATAGCGCGAAATCAAAATACAGACAATCAAATTCTAAATATGATTATCAAACAGTGAAAATAAAGGAGATGATCGAGCAAATCTCCTACATACAGGGCAGGGCGAATCAGGCACAATGCAGTTGAATGATTCTGTCCGCACAGACGCCCCGGTGTAAAAGCCGGGGTTTTTATTTGGCAAGGGTGCGGGCTGAGAGGCGATGCGGTGAACTGTTGAAGAGTTCAGACAAAAATACAGGCCAGGCTGGTCAATTCACGGGCGGTAAAACAGAATTACCACCCGCACCTCCAACGCTTGATGATATGGGCCTAACAAAACCCCAATCCAGCAAATTCCAGCAACTTGCAAACGTACCAGAAAATCGACCGCCTCAGATCGTTTGTGAGCGTATTTCTCGATCGGGCAATAGTAGCGGTAGGGGTAAAAACGTGCCCTGGGGCACTTTTGGATCCAATGGGAGGGTGAACGTTGCGACGTCGCACGGTTCGAATGCTTCCAGCGCCCGTGCGCGCGGGGAGTAACTAAGAAAGTGGAATCAAACAACAGTATTCCACTGTTTCATCTCGCCCGTGCGCGTTGGAATTACGTCGCAAAACAAAATGGCAGAGGTCTGCCAGTTTCAAAAAGACAGAGGTCTGTCCTTTTGTTTAAGTGTTACAATGTAACGGATAACTAAAAGAGTATACGGATACGCTTTTGATAAGTGTTACAGGTGAATGAATGAAATGCGATAAATGCCAGAACGACATCCCAGACGGTGTCATTGTGTACACCCCGACACGAAACCACTGGCCGGTCTGCGAAACTTGCGCGCCAACAGCTTGGAGACCCTATGTGAAACCTTGGGAACGTGGTTATGGCGAACCAGCGCCCTGCGCGTACTGTGGCCGCCCGGTTGCTCAGAAAAAATACCACAGCAGATATTGGCCCGGACGACGCTTTTGTAACACTGCCTGCTCGACCCGGTTTTACTATAAGCGTAAATCCGAACCACTGGGCGAAATCTCCTGCCGCCAATGCGGCGAAACCTTCCAGGCCAAACGTGCTGATGCACAGTATTGTTCCGTCAAATGCCGCGTGTCAGCACACCGCGAAAGATTCAAGCACTCAGCGTAATAACCCCACGCTCCCCATACACGGACTGAAACGCCGGAGGTTCCCGGTTATACAATCCCAGCGCCATGCACAACGCCACCAGGCCGTCGACGCGATCATAAGACTTGTCCTTGGCTATCTTCCTTGCCCCGGCAGGGTCTTGCGTGACAACGGCATTTGAGGCGCACCAGTCCAGGACAGGACTGTCATGCTTCAGCGAATTATTCAGAATTGCGGTTTCCAGTGCGTCAACGGCAGGCGACATATCCCGGAAACCTTGACCCCAGGGAATCAGGTTTGTTTCCACGCCTTCATCCGCCATCACTTTTAACAGGTCTTCAATGCCCCAGCGATCATAAGCAATGCCCTGGACATCAAACATGCTGTCTATTTCGCTGAGTTTATGAACGATGAAACTTTTATCAATGGCGCGACCTGGTGTGGCGATTATATGATTCTGATCCCGCCATATTGGATACGGAACTCTGTCCTTGTGAGCCCGGTCGTGCAGGCGTTCATCTGGCACCCAGAACCAGCACAAGGTCTGAATCGTCTGTGTAATGTTATTACACGCATCCTGCGGCTGGGTAGCATTGCTACCCGTATCCGTAACATTGTTACGGACATCCAGCGGAAAGATCAAAATCAACGCCGTCAAATCCGTAGTACTGGACAAATCCAGCCCACCCCAACATGGACGGCCCCGTAAAGATTCCAGATCAATAGCCTGTTTTCCTGCCAGCCAATCTACACTATTCAAAAAACGGCTTTCAGCATCCACCAACTGATTCAGGTACAAATTGCGGAATGCCGCCTCACTTGCCGGTATCCTTTTTGCACGTTCAGCAAAGGTCCTCATCTCCTCCAGGCTGCGGAAATCACCCAGCGCCGGGTTGCATTCATGCCAGACGGACTCATCCCATATATCCGCGTCTTCCGGTGCCTGGAAAATAATCGGCACAAAGGTTTCATCCTGGACCGTGCCGTCCTGGATCTTCAGCCCGTAATCATAGACTTCAAACATGATGGAATGTTTGTGTGGTGACATGGTGGAAATGATGACAGTCAACGGCTGCGCTCTGGCCCCGGTGGAGCTGGTCAGCACGTCGAATAAATCCCGGTTTGGTGCTTGCGCCAGTTCATCGTAAATAATGCAACTGGCAGAGAATCCATGCTTGGTTCTGCTCTCGCTGGATATGGCCTGATAAAAACTGCCCGAAGCGTGATGCACAATTCTTTTCTGTGAATCTATGATCTTGACGTGCTCTGCCAGTTCCGTGTCATTGCGGATCATGGTGGCCGCTGCATTGAACACCAGCGCCGCCTGGTAGCGATCCGCTGCCGCTGAATAAACCTGACCGCCTTTTTCGTCATCACCCAGCAAGTGATACAAGGCCAGTGCAGCCGCTAATTCCGTCTTGCCCTGTTTTCTCGGCATGGTAATCAGTGCAGTACGCACCACACGCCGCCCGTCATTATGTACAGGTCCGTAGATGTCTTCCAGAATATCCAGTTGCCAGTCCCGCAGGATAAACGGCATTCCAGCAGACGGCCCACTGGTAAACGTCAATTGCTCGACAAACGCAATGACTCGCTGTGTAGTCAGCCTGTAATCTTGCTGGCCCATTTGCCTGACTTCGGTTTGTCCGTGATCTTGATCCCGGTCCTGTCGCTGGCACTCAACCCCAACTTAGAACCCCATTTCAGCATCTGGTCAGCATAGATACGCTGTGCATTGACGATAGCTGCCACCTTGTTTCCATGTGATCCCTTCTCGACCAGGCTATCCAGGCGCTGAACCTTTTGCGTTGCCTGGACGTAGTTTGAGAATGCATCACAGTATGCAGCCAGGGTATTTTGATCAGCCGCAGTTAATATTCCGCAATTTTCCAGGATAGGTGCAAGCCGGTTCCATTCCTTTTGACCGCGATCACTCAGCCAGTCCGGACACTTTGCACCCAGTTCAGGCTGCGGTTCAGCCAGGTTCAACGGACGTTTACCGGGATTGCCTTCCAGTATTTTCAGGTTTGTAGGTTTCGGTTTACCTGCCATGTTGGACTCTTTCATGCTGCGAAAAATAAAGCCTGTAGTGGCATTCGATGGTAGCGCTGGCATGGCCCATGATGTTCATCACCGCTGATGCCACGGATGCGCCGGGTCAATCGGTTGTCCTTCATCGTTACATCCTTTCATCGGTTTGTCTGTCTTGTTCAACTGCCGTGCAGTGACTTTTGAATGACAACTGCGGCACAGACTTCTGAAGTTTTCCGGGTCAAGTGCAGCACCGCCCAGGCTAATGGGGACGATATGATCGACATCAGTTGCAGGGACGGTGCGTCCTGCGGCTGTGCATAGTCGGCACAGTGGTTCATCTGCCAGTTGTATCCGGCGTGCTTTGTGCCATACAGCAAGGTCATAGAATCGGTTCATTCTTTAACTCGCAAAACTGTGTGATACCATTTCCCTGGTCGCCTCGGTT